TCTCTTTCATTTTCAAAACCAATTCTCATTTGGTTTTTGTATTGGTTTTTGGAATCCAATACCATTGTTTTGCCTATATGATATCTGCCTTTTAGATTACCTTCGATCCATTTTCTCATTGAATCTTCTAGATTGTATTGTTGTTCTATATCAACATATTCAAAATGTGGTGCCTGATACTTTACCTCACGAAGTCCAAAAAAGTTAAGTGCATTTGGTTTCATATTAAAATACCGTGTTAAGGATTATTAAAGAAACAATCAAGAGTGCCGTGTAGTCCCAATATGGAAATTGATGCATTAAGCCCTCTTCTTCTCTTCGTAATGACAAGTGATACCAAATGGTGCCTGTAAGTTCTTGTCATGGTGTGAATGAATTACAAATACTGTATCACAGTAATTGTCATCACCCCAGCTATCCCACGGATAACCATCAGTAAACATTATGAACCTTTTAGGAACTATATCATTTTCTTTCATGTATTCCCAGTTGGCCATAAAGTCTGTACCACCGCCACCAGTCACTTTGTATTCACTCAGTTCACTTCCATTGTCGGCAGTAAAATCTTGTTCATTGTAAACGGCTGTATCAAAGCACCATAATTTAATGTTATAGTCTTTGTACTCTTGCATAATACCTTGTACTTCACCTAAGAAGTCTTCAGCTTGTTCATTACCAATTGAACCTGACATATCAATTGCAATACAAATATCAATAGTTTCATCAAACTGCATACCAGGAAGGATTGCACCAGTGTGCCAACCTCTTCTGCTAGGACGAGCAAAACTGTAATCATTTCTGATTGTACTTTGTATTTGTTGTCTAAGTATTTCTCTCCAATTCATCTTTGGTTCAGTAAGATTCTTAATCATTCTTTCAATTTCTTTAGGAGTCTTACCAGCACCAGCGGCCTGTGCCGCAGACATCATGTTCTCTTTAATTTCATCTCTAATCTTAGAAAGTTCTTCTTTGCTATAAGACGGCTTACTGCCCTTGCCATCTTTACTACCAGACTTGCTTTGACCATCACCTTTTTCCCAATCAATGTGTTCGTCAAGTAGTTTACCTAATTGTTTTAATTCTTCTTTGTCAGCTTTTTTGTAAAGCTCATCATATACTGCTTCTGAAGTCCAACCTTCATATTTAAAGTCTTGGTATATAGGAATATCTGCAGGTTTTTCACCTATGCCGTCTCTTACAAGTGTATTGTTTACGATATAGTCTGCGGCAATGTTATGAAGCATAGCATCTCTATCTTCACGTCTTGTCATATGATCATATACACAATGAAGTATCTCATGTGCAATTACGAATTCAACTTCTTTGTTAGACATCTTTGCAAAGAATGGAACACTATAAAACAAGTGTCTACCATCTGTTGCGGCAGTAGGACACCAGTCTGATGCTTCTTTAATAACAAGCCTAGTAGCCATGTTACCAAAGAAAGGATGTCTAAGTAATAGTCCTACCCTTGCTACAATAATTTTATCTAAAACTTCTGCTCTTAGTTCGTCTGTAATTTCAACTTCTGGGGCATTTTTAATCTTTTCCCATCTGTCTAATACTTCTTGTTCTTTTGTTGATATATTAGTTGTCATTTGTGCCATCTTTTCCTAATTGTTATAATACTATTATATGATATTTAATTGAGTTTGTCAACCAAAAAGAGTGGGGGAAAACCGAAATTTTCCCCCTAGTATTCCAAAATATTGGATTACTTCTCCTGTGCGGCTTTAATATATTTGCCATATTTTTCATGGAACTCATCAAAGCACTCAACCTCATCTGGGTCGATTGGAAGTTGATATTGTGTAAGAGCTAACTTGATACCCATAACAACTAGTTCAGTATCAAAGTTGTCCATCGCAAAACGTAAAAAGTTATTGACTTTGTCATCAAACTTCTTATCGCTCTTATCACTGGCTTCCTTCAGCTCGTAACATAAAGATACAGTTAAGGAATACATGGCACTGATTTCTTTTGTATCTAAAGTTTTTACCTTACCAGCCAATACATCAGATGGATTAGGTAATTGAGCTGACACTTTTCTGTGTGCCATAAATTTAACGGCAAGTCCTTCGCCGACTGAACCACTAACAAGATCTGTTGTGGTTGCTTCATCGTCATCATCTTCCAAAAGCTCGGAAACAAATGACCATGAACGAGGTGTTGCAAAAGATCTACTTGGACTCTTAGGATCAAAGTCATACAAGTCTTTCTTTGCAAAAGTCAAGTAACCTACTACATCCTCATGGATGTTATTCTTAACTGCCCAGCTAAACCAATCATCAAAGTCCACTTTCAATTCTAAGTGTACAAATCTGTTTGCCAACGGAGCAGGCATTCTGTAAGTTACACCTTTATCTGCTTCTCTGTTACCAGCGGCAACAATCAAAACATTGTCAGGTAATTTATATGTACCAACCTTCCTGTTAAGGATAAGTTGATATGCCGCGGCCTGTACTGCCGGAGCGGCTGAATTCATTTCATCTAAGAACAATACAATCTTCTTGTACTTCTTAGCCATTTTAGCATCTGGCAATTCTGCCGGAGGTGCCCATTTCATTGTGTTATCATTTGCCGCATAATAAGGAACACCTTTAATATCTGTTGGTTCCCATAATGACAAACGAACGTCAATCATATATGCGTCAATGTCTTCACTAATCTGTGAAACAATGTCGGACTTACCAATACCTGGAGGTCCCCATATAAAGATTGGTCTTTGTTTATTGAATGCCCTTAGGATGCTTTTCTTTGCATTGTTTGGGCTAACTTGTCTTACTGCGATGTTTTCCACTTTGTACTCCTTTGTTTAGTTTTTCAGTGCCATACTTTATTTCTAAGTATGTATATATAATAGCACCTATTACTCAAAAGGTCAACCGGAAAATGTATTATTTTACCAAAAAAGAATCCAATAAAATCAAGGGTTTACTGATTCATCTGTCCGTTTTAATGCTTTAGCCAAACCATATTTACGAACATCGCCACTGAAAAGATGCAGTTCGAGTGCCTTCTTTTCATTCGTTACAGTCAATCCTTTGTTTGTTAGGAAGTATGGACAGTCAATAAACTTGTCCAAAAATATTACAACCTGTGTTGTAATCTTAAAATCTGGTGGAAAAGGAATATCATATGTTGCAAGTTCTAATTTTTCCATTAAGAATAACATACCCGCTTCAGTAAGACGCAAACCACCACTGTCTTTTTCTCTGGTATTCTGCCACCATACTGGCATATATTCTGCAAGGGAACTTTCGCTGATTGCAATACCGGCCTGTTTCAAGAATACCTTGGTATAGGTTTCTTTCCAGTTCATTATTCTTCCTTAACTGTTTCGCCGGACGTGAGCTTGACTACTGTGAAATCTTTGACATCAAACAATTCATTTAATTTGTTTGCTAGATTAAAAGCATGACCTGGGTTTGAAAATGACACTTTTTTATATTTAGGTCCTGGATAGTTTGTCAGTGTGTTAGAGCTTTTTAAATTAAAAGGTTTATCCTTATAAAATACTGCCCAAATGGCTTCCGCATCAAGTACCTGTTCGGACTTGTAAGTTTTTCTATTAATGTTTTCTAAAACAACTGTTGGTTTAGGTCTACTCATATTAACTTCCTTATACTAATATTTATCTCAGTAAAGGAGTAATATACGTAGTTTATTGGATTATGCTACCAGCTCTTACCACCATCTACGGTAACACTAACAACTTCTTCAGTATTATTTTGCTTGTCTACTAGCTTTTCAAGATCACCATGTAATCTTGACATAACCCCTGCTAGTGTAAATGCTAGGTTTTTAGCTTCTACAAGCGTCATACGTACTTCTTGTTGGTTAGTGCTATCTGCAACTTTAACTTTATCAATGTATTGTTGCAAAGGGATAGTGTTTAAAGGTTTAACGTCTGTTGACATTACTTAACTCCGCTCTCATTTCTAGCTCTGTTTTAAATGGTCCTTTGTGTTCATACTTTTCAAGTGTTACTAATTTAGGGCAAAAACTTTTTACCCAACCTTTTTCAAAGTGTATACAAAAATAACCTGCACAATATAAACTTTTAGACTTTTTACTTTTTGTAAACAATGCAAATTTTCTTTTTAAATCAAACATAGCATTGTAAGGATTAGTTGATGTTGGCAAGTCATATATTTCTTTGCTCGGACTTGACTTATCTGAAATACTACCCTTGGACCAAAGTATGTTTCCTAGATCACGTTCTACTGTGTTCTTGCTGTCATAAAACCATGAACCATCTTTACAGGAATACATATATCTATTATCCGTGTCTTTTGATAATGTTCCTACCTTTTCTTTTGTATCTTTATCTTCAATGATCCAAAACTTGTTTTTTAATATTTCGTTTGCTTTTAAAGATGTCATATGTACCTTCCTATATTAACGGTAATGTTTTTAATTCAAAGCCTAACATCATCATTATGTTTGATATTACTTCAAATTGTGAATCTAATATTATCCTTATATCTGTTACTTCCTTTAACAAATATGCGTTCGCACCTAAACTAAAAAGCAATCCTACTGTAATAACACCTAATAACAATAAAATCTTTTTATCTAGTTTCATACAGGATACCTTGCTTGTAATGGTTCGGCATAAGCCTGTGCATTATCAGTTATTCTTTGCATATCATAAATTGCACAAAACTTCATTAATCTTAAACCAACCTGTTTGATATTTTTAGGTTGTGCATTTTCTGATATTGTATTTTTAATCTTGTCTTTTACATTTTCAGGTTGTGCTGACAAGTCGCATAATGTTACATTTCTATTGTAGTCATCAAGTACTCTGTGTTCTTGACCTTCGTGATCTACCCATCTTTGCAACATCAAGTTATTCCAAGCATATCCTTTGTTGCTTTTATCTGCAAATGCTTCTTCAAGGCCTACTTTGTTTTTTGTGCCTTTAACTCTCACTCCAGGATAAGCACTGAACACGTTGTCACTTGTATCGCCTCGCATACATTTTTCAAACAATAACCATTCAGGATTAGGAGCGGCCTTTTCTTTACCAGTCTTTTTATCAATAACACGTTTGCCCTTGTCATCAAAGTAACCTTCACTTGTTATAGTTACATTTGATACACCATTGTATTGAGATACCTTAGGACTTATCAGTTGTGCAAAATCACCATCAGTTGAAATAATAACGTGTTCATCATTAGGATGATGTTGTATCCAACCTGCAATAAGATCATCTGCTTCTAATTCATCATGTTGTAAAACTGTGCAATTAGTTTTCTGTGTGATAAAGTCACGGAAACTATCAAACGTTTCCCAGAAGACTTTTTCTTCTTCTTGTTGTGCTTCAGTCAAAGCATCTCTAAATTCTTGTCTATTACGTTTATAAGGTTGATAGAAATCCTTACGCCAGCTTCTTCCTTCTAAACAAAAAACAATATGATCAGCATCAAAGTCATTCCATGCCTTCTTCAAACTGTTAAATGTAATGTGAAATGCCATGCCTACTTTTACATCAAGCTCACCACGAACAACGTGCCTTGCTCTAAAAAAAGTATTTGCGGTATCAACCAAAACGTATTTCATTAGCTTACCTGTATTGCAACGTATAACAATACACCAAGTATTGAAAAGTTAATTATCATGTTTATATAATTTGGATTTGGACTCATTTTAACTTACCTCCGATTTTCCGTCATCTCTCTTGTTTATTTTAATATAACCTGAATCCCTGTTTGGGTCAAGTCCCTGTTCTTCCAAAATGTTTCTTGCAATAGTTTTAAACCATGCATCAACAATTTGTTCGTTAGTTTCGCCTTTGTAGCCTGCATCAAGAAGTTGTTCAATAAACTCATTGTTCCAATCAAGCTCAAAGAATCCATTCTTTATGTCATGATGGTTAACGTGAGTGTTCAAGACAGCTACCCAAGGTTTTTTTGCCTTTGTGGCCGCTTTCTTTTCTTCTTCCAAAAGACGCAGTCTTTTTTGTTCAGACGTTTCTTCTTTTGGTTTTTTCTTGAACTTATCCTTGACTTTGTTTATAAAGTCTTTCATAATTGTGCTCCATTTATATACCAATCCTGACCATAGCTAATTAAACAATAGCTTTCATAACCAGGATGATACTCTACTATTGTATACGTTCTAGTAATTGGATTACTGTAAATTGACAGTGGTAACCATACTGGAACTGTACTCAATGCCTCCATATCACGTACTGTCGTCTCCTGTACACCACCAGCTATAAGAACTTCACCTCTTTCTTTCAGTCCAGCATCTAGCACTTCTTTTTGCATACACACTACTGGTTTCTCTTGCCATTCAACTGCACTAGCATCTTTGTAAACAACGATACCAATAAACAGTACAAAAATTGTTAATAATATTCGTAACGGTTTCATTTTATCACCTCCTAAGTGCCTATTGCGTTTCCGAACAGATATACATGAACCCTTGCGGCCACGTTATATCCTCTTCTAAATGCCTTTTGTGCAACTTCTCCTGCCGTTGCACTCTGCTCTTCTTCTCTTGCACCTGTAGGCATAATCCATACTGGCCAATCAACACCTGCTTTTCTAAACTTCTCAACTGTTGACTCCATTTCGTCCCATTCACGTTGTTTTGCTCCAACAACGAATTTAAGTTGTCCTTTTCTACTCACCTGTAAGTATTCTGCTACTCTCTCAGGCTTAATTGCTTTGTCTGGATGTTCACCAGATACTGTGTACAATTTAGGACTACAACTAAAAAATATTTCTGTGTCTATACTTTTACCCCATTCAATAAACTCTGGCCTTAGTTGTTGTGTACCATTTGTTTCAAATGTCATTGATCCTGGCAAATTGTTCTGTCTTTTAAGTTCAGCATATATACCAATGGTTGCTTGTTGACCTGTAGTCATTAAAGGCTCACCTCCTGTGATACACAAATGCTGTCTAAAGTTACTCACAGGATGCAAAAACAATCCTTCTGGATTGCTGTCTGTTTTCAATATGTTAATAATTTTGTTTGCAATAACCTCAGGAGTTTCTTGTCCCATAAGTCCTTTAAACTTCTTTGCCCAAGTATAAGAACTATCACAACCACGTTCCCACACAGGCAAGTCTTCTACTCTCTTTACAGAACTTACATCAAAATCTTCAAATGGCAATTCATATGTGTCTGGATTAGTTGGATCTAGTTGTCCAAAGCCATTGCATTGTAAGTTACACAAGAAGAATCTTATCCAAGCCGTTGGAGCACCTGTGTAATGTCCTTCACCTTGAATACTGTGAAATATTTCACTGTAATAATATTTACGTACCTTTGTTACAGCCTTATCTCTTGATCTACCTGTGTTGTGTACAGTTGTCATTAATTTAAACTCCAAGTGGATCTTAACTGTTCTATCCAAGCATTGATACGTTCTGTGCTAAGACTAGATTGATTGTCTTCATCAATAGCAAGACCAACAAACTTATCACCCCTTGTTGCTTTGCTTTGATCATATTTGTGTCCTTCTGTACTTGTAAAGCCAACAAATTGACCTCCTAGTTCTTTGATCATTTCATATAATGTACTCATGCTGTCTTGATACAAATCACCATAACCAACTTGATCGCCTAGTCCAACCAATGCAACACTTTTGTTTTTCCAATTCACTGTTTTTAATTTATCCCATGCTTCGATGTAATCTTCTTGTAATGCACCATAGTCCCATGTGGGAGAAACCAATATAATTTTTTCATATTGTTCCAAAACATCTACGCCATCTTTAATATCATGCAGTTCAGTTTCTTTCATAATATCCCAAATAGTTTCCGCAGTACGTTCACTATTTGCGGTCGTTGAACCATACATAATACCAATTCTTTCAGTCATCCTGCAAACCTATCATATAGTGCTATTATAACATGATATCCGCCATATGTAAAGAGACAAAATATACAGAATTTCAAAAACTTGTTCATTCCGTCATCAGCCATTACTTCCCATTGAGGCCTTTGTTTTTTGGATTTGAAAAACATTTATCCCTCCAAACTAATGAGTGGTTCATCAGTGTAACTATCGTGGTAGTCACCATTACTCAGGAATTGTCTAGTAGATGTTTCTTTTACAAACATACCATTTTTCTTGCGATATGTGATAAAAACTGTTTTGACAACACCATCAGTATCTCTATCAATGTGTTCTTTCATTGGACCTTCCTTCATTAAACTATCTCCTCTATTAT